GGCCAACCTAAATTGACCAGGTGTATGAGCCCAAAATCACTTTCGTGGTTTCAGGTTCATTCTCCAAATAGTTAATGGAGGCTTCAACGAAACGTTCCTTCAACTCCTCCCACGTAGGGAACACACCATCTTCCACATAACAAAGCAGATCAGCACGTTCAAGTAAGAACTTTAGATACTGAGATTGTTTCTCAAATACAACACGACCATGGAAAAACCACTCGGCTACAGCAGATCTTACAATATCCACAGTTTGCTTCTGAGGACTTTCAGTTTTACTGGGAATACATATCATGAGACTCTTCCAGATAGATTTAACATCCAAATTAGCCATATATGCATTCAGTTCAGGTTCCCATCTAAATGTTCGCTTAAGGAAAGAAACACCTGAAATGTGGATAAAAGGTACACTTTCAGCTAATTTATCTGCCATTGTGTAACCTATACCTACCCCAGCAAGGACATGCGCAATCGCGGTGTGATTAAACCAATCAACACCACTACCGGCTGTATTATCATCTCCATATGTGATCAAACTCACATTTTGTTGGAAAGATTCTACCTCCTTTTCTGGATTTAATTCATGATAACAATATCGCATATATAGCGAATTGACTAAACAATTAATAATCACAGTTAGAGGATGTCCTGATGGATTTGAACCGAAAAACCGCATTAAATCGCCATTGAAGTTACAGAAAGCAAAGGCAACATCCTCTGCTATCACTTGAACAGCATTTAATAATTCTTCCGGCGCCCCACTCCATGTCATTAGCATTCGTATAATCCGAAATGCTTCCATGATAACGAGAGCTCCCATATTCTTATCGAAGGCCTCAAAATCCCCCGCAATGAGTCGATCTACACCATGTTTAGTAACATATTGGTAGATGCGTGTCCATTCTATGGATGTAGCATTAGTGCCTGGTGCGCATTCAAACAAATATTTGTTATATTGCATCACACGTACAAAAGGTAATAATGCCATACGTACACAGATACTCCACCCAAAGGGACCTCCCATAAATAGTCGGGCTTTACCAGCCTCGACCTTTCGCAAAGGGAGTGCTTCATCCTTCAAGTGTTGCATAAATACAGGT